AAAACAAGCCACGCATATGAAAATGTGTGGTTTTTTTATGGACATACGCAAATCTGGTACTATAATTGTAGCAAAGTAAAACCACTTTTTAGGATTTTTTAAAATGAAACACAAGCCTTGCTTGATCTTAAATCAAGACTACACTCCGCTAACGGTTATTAGCTGGAAAAGAGCTATGCGTCTAGAATGTATTGGGCAAATCATTCCAGAAGAGGGCATTAGGGTTATTGATTACTACGAGAATGACGTTATTGTCTCTGCTAGTGGCCAAGAGTTTTTGGTTCCCGCTGTCGCTGTATCTAATAGATATGTTAAGCGTAGAAAAAAGATACCTCTTAAAAAGAGAAATCTACTTATCAGGGACTCAAGGTCTTGCCAGTATTGTGGAGAAGAGTTGAGCCCAAAAGGGGCGACTATCGATCACGTTAAACCTAGATGTAAATTTAAGGTTAAAAGTCACGCTCATACTTGGGAAAACACAGTTATAGCTTGTTATAGCTGCAACTCTAAGAAGGATAATAAAACTCCAGAGCAGGCAGGTATGAAGCTTTTGACTGTACCTCGTGAACCAGATCCTAATACATTTTACTCTGGTATGTCACCTTGGATGAAATCTCCAGAAGAATGGAAGGATTATGTCAGAGCTAGAGTATAAAAAATGTGATAATTGTAATCGTATGCTATCTAATGGCGATATGGTTACAGTTATCATATCTGATGTTGAGGTAAGTGGGAGATACAGAAAGGGCCATGAGGGCTTTAGATTGAAGCTTTCTGCTGACGCTATTGACTCAAGATGCTCTAAAATTTACTGTAAAAACTGCTTAGATGTAGGAAAACACACAATTAAAGAGGAAAATAATGAATCATAATCGCAGAGATTTTAATAAAATGTTGGCATACCTTAATTATTCTACGAAAAACTACGAAGAGACTAACGATGCTTAAGTTTCTCTTTATTTTCTTATTACTTTACTTCTCTTGTGATATAGAATCAAAAACAAACATGAGCATTGGTCAGTTTTTACCAAAAACAAAAGTGGTAAGTGCTGACTTTATGCTTCATTTTATTGTTGCTGATCTAAATGCTTATTCCAATTATTTGCCATATTTTGTCTTAGAGAAATATCTTTTCGACAATTCTAAAAAAAGGTATCGCGTAAACCTTGGGCCGACAGGAAGTTCTATTAGCAACTATATTGTAGAAAGGAATGAGGGATTTAAGAAAAAAGAACCCGAATTCGATATAATCTGTAACGGACTTAAGGTTGAAAAGGTTGTAGATGATTTTCCTTCTTTGCTTGGAGAGCCTAGTAATAGGTTTTATTTAAGAATGAAGTTCTATCGCGATGGGAGTACTGTTGAATATAAATTCTACAATTATTCTATTAGAAGTATACAAGAAATTAATTAGAAAGGAAGAAAATGAGCATCTCAAGAAGATCATTTCTTGGAGGGGTTGTTGCTGCTCTTAGTTCGACCGTTTTGGGTGGAGCTAAGGTTTTAGCTGAAAATAATGTAAGGAACGAGTTAAAACCAGAAAGTTATGAAGATATAAAAAACTGGGGTATCGATCATATTGACGAGACAACTAAAAAAGAGCTTCTTTATGGCCAATGGAATATCAAAGAAGGCAGAGACTATCTTATAAAAGAAACGGGGAAGCGAATTAAAATTAGCAATATGACCCTATATGATCCTTATCCTGAAGTAGGATTTGCTGTTCTAGATAATCGCAGAGTTATACTAAGTGGAGATTATTAATGCCTGAATATACATTAAAGTGTGATAAATGTAATCATATTTTTACAAAAGTTTGGAAGATATCTGAATATGATGAAAAGTTTAAGAATGTTAAATGTAAACAGTGTAAAAGTCGTAAAATCTATAGAGAATATTCTCAAGATAGTGTAGTACCTAATTACATAAAGAGCCTACATGAATGTTCTACTCTCGGAGAGTATGCAGAAAAGCAATCTAAAAAGTACGGAAAAGCTAAATGTGAGGCTATGGAGAGAAGCTTTGTTACTCAACAAGAACCTGAATCGGGGATTAAAGAGCTTCCTACAGGTATGTCTAGAGTTAAAGAAGATAAAGATCTAGCTAGATATATGGAAAAAGATGAAATCAAAAATAGAAGAAAGAAAGAAAAGTAACATGACACATTTCACTATCAACGAAGAAAAGAAAAAAGATGAACCGTTTTACTATGAAGTATATACCTTTTTTGGAAAACATGATTATCTAGATGAGAATAAAAATCCATTACTAGATTATGAAATAGACGAAAAAAATAAAGATGAAGTCTTTTCTCTAAAAGATGCATATGCACTTAAGTTTACAAAAGGTAATAGGTCTAACTACTACGTTAAACGGAATAGGCATGGGAGGCTGTATGACCCTGTAGGCATGTACTCTGAAGGTAGGGCTGACATCTTTATGAATGAAGCAGGTAGGCCTCAATGGAAATTTGAACCAGTATCGAAAAAGGTTTTCGATCTTTATGTTAATTACTTAAAAACAAAAAATCCGGCTTGGATTAACAACGCTAATAGAGAGGTTTGATTATGAAAAAAGGTAAGATGACACAAGTAGAAAAATACTGTGTAGATAATATGGCTAAAGAAGGTGAAAGCTCTCAAGATATTGCTGAGTTTTTAGATAGGCCTGTGGCATTAGTGGAAAAATATATGCCAGAGCTTCCAAAAGAAGAAGAGCTTAAAAAAAGACCATCAACTAAAATAAATAAAACTCAATTTATTAGAGAAACAGCAGCTAAGAAAGAAAAGGCTGTTAGCATCATGACTGGTCAAGAGTCTTCAAGGTCAGAACAAACTAGAAGCTCAAGGGTCGGTCGCGATAAAGTTATTAAGAAATATCAAAAAGTTATTCATAAAATTAAAGATGAAGATTAATGGCTAAAGAAAGAACTGAAAAGAGTCGATACCCGTCTAGATATTCTCCACAAGGATGGGTACACTCTGCTCAATATGTTACAGAACTAATATGCGAAAAAAAGGCTAAAACAGAAGGTAAAGAGTTACCTTTAAAATTTTGGGACTTAAAGGATTGGAATAAGTTTTTTAAATATCAAATCATGTTAGCTAATAGTTTGATAAAAGAATATGGAGAGCATGTAATAATATCGGCACTCAACGATAAAAGGATGTGGAAGACATACTCATTAAGAAGTCCTTTCTTGAAAAATATTTGTGAAGAATATAAGAAAAAGCAAGACATATCTAAGAAGATAGCTAAAAACCTTGAGTATGATTTCTCTGAGAAAAAAACTTTCTCTAGTAGCAACAAGAAAAGTAAAAAATCAATTATTTCTAAATTAGAGGAACTTGAATGACAGAAGAGAATAAAGAAGATACAAAGGTAGAAGAAACTAAAACTAAGAAAAAGAAGAAAAAGACTTCTGCTGAGCCTAAAAAAGAGGTTGATGCAAGAGATAAAGATATCATTAAAAAGTATGGGGAAATTATTTGGAGTGCTTATGAATTTATTGATAATCCACCACCTGTAATATCTGTTAGTCCTAAAATTGATGTAGCACTCGGTGGAGGCGTTCCAGAGGGATGTCTTTTTATTATGACTGGACCTGAAAAGGTAGGGAAAACAGTCACTGCTTTGAACTTTGTAAGGAATGCTCAAAAGGTAAAACTTGATAATGGTCAGACCAGAACTACGCACTATGCTAATATTGAGGGTCGTATTAAAAAAAGAGATCTTCAGGGTATTTATGGATTAAATCTTGATCCTGCTGTCTTTAAAATCATAGGTTCTAAGGTTGGACATATCCTTTCTGGCGAAGACTATGTATCTATTTTAGACAATAGAATTCATAATGACCCACATAGTGTCTGCGTTGTAGATTCATTTTCAGCTTTAGCTTCTGAGGAAGAGCTAAATAAAGAAATTAATGAGTCTAGCGTTGCACCAATGAATAGAGTGCTTAGCAAGTTCACAAGAAGATTTGCTAACGTTTTGCCTGTTAATAGAGTAACTTTAGTCGGCATCACTCACCTTATGGCTAATATTAAAAAGTTTGGAGCAGGTAAAGAGAAAACAGAAAAATCTGGAAATGCCCTTAAGTACGCCCAAGACGTTAAACTTTGGGCTACCCATAAGGAAATGTTGAAGCAGGGAGAATCTATTATCGGCCAGAAGGTCC